GGCCAACCTCGTCAACCCTCCTGCCGCCGGGCTTGCTACTCAGGTTTCGGACGTGAACGGCATGAACCTCCACGAATGGACCAACGGTTACTTGGTCGGCGTTGAATCGATTTACCTTGGTGGCTCTGCTAACACCGGTTTCGAAGGTGACGTCTACTGCACCGTGGTGATGGAATGCACCGTTGAGACTCTCAACACCTCTGCCGCCATGGCCCTCGCGCTCAGTCAACAGTGATCATCATGGTATCTGCTGATTACCGCCAAGGCTACGCCGACGGTTTTGAAGTGGGCTATCGACGGGCAGCGGCTGACACTCGCGCGTTGATGTCCGGGGAAGGCATTCCCTTCACAGTCGGAAACGGCATGGTTCTCCCGGCGGACGGTGTGATGGCTCCCACAGCCACGCCACGCAAGCGCAAGGCGAATGCCTACGCGAAGGCCTACGGTCGAGCATACAAATCCATCAGGCGCAAGCATACGCTCAAGTCCGGCAAACTGCGCAAGGGCTACACCCACAAGCGGATCGTGAAACTCGCCCATGCACAGGCAAAGCGGGGGCGGAAGAAGTGAGCCGCGAGGTTCGAACCCTTCGAGGGAAGATTCGTCCCTACAATGGAGCGACCGGCGACACGGGAAAGGTGCGCATCATTGTTGATGATGGCGTGTTTACCGATGCTTGGCAAGTAATCGGCTTCGACGTCTTCCCAACCAATGCAACCGGGAACGATGTTCAAGGCCTCTTGAGCATCGACGAAGGCGGTCTTACCGGTGGTTTTGATGCAGGCGACAACCGGCAAATCGGTTGGTCGTTCATGTACGTCGGCACCGACGGAGGCGATTCGAATTCATGGATTGTCCCTGACCATGTCGTCGTGCGTGACTTGTGGTTGATGAATTTCGGTAATCATACGATGAATTACCTCATCCGAGTTCGACGTCGTGTTCTCAACGATGATCAGGCCATTCTCGCATTGATCCAGGAGCGGAGCCAAGATGACCTCTGATACACAACCAACACCAACCGGCGTCGCCGGATTGCTCATGACCGTCGCCACCCGACTCGATGGGGCCGATTCCCCGCCGGCTTTCCAACGAATCCAGACATTCATGTTGATCTCCCTCGTCATCGAGTCGGTGTGGCCACACCTCCCCTTGTGAATTACCGGATTTCGGGGATGAAAAATCTAGCTCTGATCCAGGGCGGAAAATTGCGTACAGCGTTTTTCCAAATTTGCAAACCTGGTTTTGCCTGAATCCGGTAATTCACAAGTGGTCTTCGTTGACGTAGAACGTCGGCCAACCGTTGAGCCGGCGGCAATGATCGCACACTTGGCAACCGTTGACCTTGAACCATCGAACAGATTCTCCGGCCATCGCTGAAAGTAGTCCGCAAATTGAACAGGTGACATGTCTGAAAGTGTGAACGTTTGACGGTTTGATGATGTTTGGCATCATCGCAATCACATCTCGTCCCGGGCAAAGCGGATGATACGCTCGCGAATCCAATCTACACCATGGCCGGCATCGTTGTCATGCTTGTATTTCTCCCATGCCTCGAAGTCTCTCTCGTTGGCCATCTCGAGGTGGACCACGATATCGTGGCCATTCTCGTGCAATTCACGCAACAAAGCAGCAGCATAGTTCAATGCTGCTCGATTGATTCGGTTGATGCGTTCCAATTGAGCGCGTTCGTAATTGTCCTCTTGGAGAATCAAGGTCCGGATCCATTGTGATTGGTTCCTTCTTTGCTGCACAATGCGCACGGTTTCGTCGTCGAGGCTGAATGTCTTGAGTCTAGGGCCCATGTTTGTCCTACGGCGTGTTAGTTAACTAACTAACGGCGCCCAGCCGGCCAAGGGCCGCGATCTAAGCCCGGTGTGTGTAAAATGCGGGTGTCCGGCAGCCGGTCGGCATCCCAATGCCCCAGCGGGGGCCGGACTGGTACATAAGCGGGGGTGTCAGCGATCCCTCACAGATGAGAAGATGAGGGGTGTTGCGGGTACTCGAGTGATTATTAACTAGGAAGCGCTGGGTTAGTAACATGGCCAAGTCAGATTCGTTCTTCATTCGCAAGACTGTCGACATCAACAACAACAACACGTTTCAGCAAGATGTGATCGACCTTGGTGCCTACGTCGATGCTCTGGGCAAGTCTGTGCTTCGAATTCACAACGTTCAGGTGACTTACTCCGACAACACCGGACGGTCATCTACCATCAGCGCCGGAGACGTGGGCGTGGCTCAGTTTCAAATTACTACTCAGCAGCAAGGCGACATCGTCCGCGATGATGACAAGTCGGTGATCACAAGTGGTCGTATTCACATGGCCAACCTCGTCAACCCTCCTGCCGCCGGGCTTGCTACTCAGGTTTCGGACGTGAACGGCATGAACCTCCACGAATGGACCAACGGTTACTTGGTCGGCGTTGAATCGATTTACCTTGGTGG